TTATGCGTAATAGTGGAAATGAATTTCCTTCTGTGTCTGATCAACAACGATATCCGAAATGATGCTGCGGACCGCAGCACCCTTCACATCGTAGCTGACATCTGGATCCGAGAGAAGACTATATACATCTTTAATCCGGTTCAGAACCTCTTCCTCGGACGGAACATCATCCGGAGCGGAAGCAGCAATCCCTTTTAACCGTTCGATCTCGGCAAGAAGCTCCTGCCGTTCATTTGCAATTCTAAGCTTATTATCCTTGTATTCTTCAAGGGTATCAATCCCAGATTCATAAGCATCCCGGATCCTGCTCTCCTTTACGGCAACGCGGGCCAGCGCCGCGTCAAGAATAGAAATCTCATCGGTGCCTTCGGAAGGCTGCTTTCTGATGTGCTCAAACTCGACAGTCCCCGATTCAATGACAGAGTGCAGGGAAGCCATTACAGCAGCTTCCGCCTTGTTGGCAGAGATCGAAGCAGGGCCTTTATGAACACCTTTCGCGTATTTCCAGCATACGAAAGTGTCTCCACGTTTTTTTACCCGACCGGCCCGGTTGAAAGAGAGGCTTGCGCCGCAGATTGAACAATGGAGCAGACCGGAGAGCCAGTGCTTGCAGGAAGACACGTCCCGCCGATTAGCCGGGCGGTATTCCTGATTCAGGCGTTCCTGCGCCGATTCAAAGCAATCAGTGACGGAGGGACGTACTTCGTGGGTGCCTTGAAAAGAATACCCATTCCATTCAACCGTTCCGGCATAGAATTTATTATGCAGGATCCGGGAGACTGTCCGACGTTCAAAAGGTGTCCCGCGCTTGCTGGTCCATCCCCGTTCATTGCATTTTCTGGCGATTCCGGTCATGTCCAGACCGCTGACGTATGCCTGAAAAATATATTCCACGATCGGATACTTCTCTTCATCGATCACAAAGGGCTTTCCATCACCTACAGCTTTGTAGCCGAGAGAGGGAACCATCTGGTATCCATTCCGGAGCGCCTTTTCGGTCATACCGCGAAGTACCTCGCCGGAAAGATTGTACGAATAGTATTCGTCAAACCACTCAATGATGGATTCGATCAGCCTGCCGAACATCCCATCAGCAATCGGCTCTGATACACTTTTGATCTCCACCCCACATTTCTTTCGGAGTACACCTTTGTAAAAGGTACTTTCTTCCTGATTGCGGGCAAAGCGGGAGAACTTCCAGAGATACAGACGTTCAAAGGGAGCCGGGCTCTGGGATTTTGCGACGGCGATCATCTTCTGGAACTCCGGCCGGTTTCCGGCTTTCCGTCCGGAGATCCCCTTCTTCTCTTCGAATATGTATTCCGGAGGAATAATAAAGCCGTCTTTTTTCGCCTCATCCAGGATCACACGGAGCTGCGCGTCCGGGGACAGCTCTGCCTGATCATCGGTGCTGACGCGGATATAAGCAGCGCCGATCCTCAAATTTTGTGCCATACTATATCATCTCCTGTAAACCATATGGACTTTAGGATACAAAAATAACAGCCACCGGAAAACAAATGTTCCCGTTGTCTTGGCTGCTCGAAGATGATACAATAGATTCTGTGATTGGTATGTCACATCGTATCTCTTCGGAGATATGCAAGCCGGTTTCCTGTTGGAGCAGGGGACCGGTTTTTCTTTTGGCCTTGCAAGTCCTTGTATATAATAAAGTAATATGTTATTATAAGAACAGATAATAAATCATACGAGCCTGCGGATCGCAGAAACGATGGAGTCTGTGTTCCAGCCTACGATCTCATTGGCATATAAAGATACATATGCGGGAACCATAGTATTTCCCCATGGACGAATACCGAGGATCGGTTTTCCCATTCGGACGGATTCATCAATTTCATACTGCATCCATTCGCGGTAAGAAGTGTACATACCTGCAATGACGATTGTTATTTGAGAAGGCGCGATCTTCTGGGTAATCAGTCTCCTGATGTCATCGTTAGTAGCAGGTGTACCAGCTGGGAAAAGTGGTTTTTCACGTGGGGCAGAGTAATTGCGGTATGAAAAATAATTAGCGTTATCCAGGAACCTGACAAGTCTGTCATAGTCATCACCATATTTCCATGCATGACTGATAAATAATCTGTAATCGTATAAACTTGGCATTTTGCTCTCCTTTCAATAATTATGAGGTGATTAGATATGAAGTTTCGTAAAAAACCAGTAGTCGTTGATGCTTATCAAATCGATCATGAGGAAATAATTCATACGTTAGAAGGCGATATGAAAGCATCCCCGGGAGACTGGATCGTTACTGGTGTAAACGGGGAAAAATATCCCTGCAAGCCGGATATATTTGAAAAAACCTATGAGCGTGTTAAGTAGCATCCTGCTTTGAGTTACCCTTTTCCGCAGTGTTGATGCTTTTCCAATGGCGGTTTTCTGCAGACATGATCTCTTCCACATTTTTGATAAAAATATTATCAACAGTCTCATTGTTAGGATTATAGGGGAAGGACTGGGTCAAGTACAAATGCTTTTGATAGAGTAACATTTCGCAGGTGGAACGGTATTGGATCCAGTTTTCATGATACCTATATAATTTTGTGATGGATTCGATGATCACGATGATCGCACCCAGGAAACCAATGATTATAGGTATCAAATCACACAATGAGGTGTAACCGGACAGTAGAGGTATGAATGCAGCAAGAATGATTTCGGCTACCTGAAATTGCTTATATCTTCTTTGAGCATGCACTGATTTTTTATCATACCATTCAATCTGTGGATCAAGCCGAGTTGAAATATATTCGTTAATATCCATTTCATACCCTCCGTTTCTGCATTTGCTATAAAAACTCCATTAGCAGCAGCTCAAGCCCTATTTGACAAATCAAATCCAATTCGATATAATATACTTAACAAGAGAACCGAAAGCTGGGTGAAGTCCAGCCGCCGGCGAGAGTAATTTGCTAAAAGTAGCGCCTTATCTTACCAGGACAGGGGCGCTACTTTTTGTGTTTGCTGAGAGTAAAAACAAGAGTAACGATTGAACAGATCATGCTCACAAAGGCGAACAAATCGCTATATGTAACCATGTATACCAGCTCCTTCCTAAAAAGTCCGGAAGCTGGAGTATCGCCCCTTCGGTTCCCCGGGTAAGTATATTATATTTTCAAGGTTCGTTCTATAGTTTCTCCATCACCGCCAGGTGCGGTTCAAACATGATTACATATCCATCCAATTCAACATAGCATCCGTATTTTTCACGGTAGCATTCCAAAGCTTCTTGCAGAAATTCTTCTGAGACTTCTAGACACTCCGCCAGTTCGTGACGGTTATGGCAATGGTTACGGTATCCCAGGATGATCCCAGAGAGTCCGATCCGGCGATTGTAGGCCCATAAGCGGGCCGCGTATTCCTGTTTTCGATCAGAGACGGAACGCTGCTCTACGATACGACCAACAGTAGTATAGTAATGCCCAAGCTCTTCAGCCAAGACATCGGCTTTCTGGCGTTGGGTGGGGATATCTTTTCTGATAGCAATTCGGTGCCCCTTAATTCGTCCATCACTTAATGGAAGGGGTTTCTCTTTTACAGTAAGTCCGGCATTGTCCGCCTCAATCAGTAATTCTTCATAATTCACATAATCACCTCACTTAAAAGTTCGGATCATCCATCATGTCATCTTCGGCCTTACGGGCAGTATCGGTCCGATCGGAATCAGAGATATCAGTCCGGTCGTGGGCTGCATCTGGCATAAGGTAAAGCTGTTCTTCCTCCATCTTCTGAATTTTTAAAAGATTATTAGAATAATGGCTTACTTTGTTTAAATTGACATCATTTAAATCTTGAACATTAAAGAATAATTCATCTATCTGTTGTTCTCTTGGCGTTTTATTAAGAGTATAAAACAGATGAATAGTATTTTTTTTCGTATTAATTAAAACCATGTCAACTATTCGCCTAAGTACCTTCGCTTTTTCATTATATGACACATCGGGACTTTTAAAAAATTCTAAAATATTAAATGTTCGAGTTCCATCGGTATAATCAGCAAGATTATCTGGAGATATATCTTGAAGCGATTTACAAATTGCATCAAAAATTTGTGGGCTATGCTGCAAGCTTCGCCCTGTGATTTCAAAGGCAATACTATCTGCAGATATATATTTAGCATAGCAATCATCATTGGAGCTTTTCATAGGAACATCAAGTCCCATTAACCAAGCTTCACTGACATGAAGTGCGTTTGCGAGTACAAATAATTTAGCTTGACCTGGTTCAACTTTACCAGATACATACTGGCTCAAATCAACCTTTGTTAGTTTAGTGCCATATTTCTCGCAATATGGTTTTGCCAGATTTAAGACATCGACTTGTTTAAGATTTCGCAGTTGCATTATATGCTTTAATCTTTTGGCGGTAGTAGATACTTTCATTTAATCACCTCTAAGTAAAATATAACACATATTATACAAAAGTTCAACTGATAAAACTTTTAAATTTAAAAATGTTGAACTTTTTATTGACATAGATACTATGAAGCGTTATCATCAAAATAGTTCAATAAGTCGAACAAGGGAGGTGAAATAAATGTGCTTTGATTATAGTAAATTGCGCGGAAGAATTATAGAAAAGTTTGGAAATCAGTCCAAATTTGCCGTAGCAATGGGATGGTCTGAGCGGACAATGTCTTTAAAAATAACAGGAAAACGTTATTGGAAGCAACCAGAAATGTGTTTAGCTCTTACATTACTTGAACTTTCGGACAGTGATGTTGCGGAATATTTTTTTAAAACAAAAGTTCAAAATATTGAACCAAAGGAGGCACATACCAGTGAATGAATTAACCAGAATCACCATCACATCGATGGAAGCCGCAGAGTGGTGCGGAAAGAGACATACGGATTTATTGCGTGACATTCGTAAGTATGTACAGCAGTTAGGTGAAAGCAAAATTGCGTTTACCGATTTTTTCAAGGAATCTACATACGTTACCGATCAGAACAAAACGCTTCCGTGTTTTCTTGTTACGAAGAAAGGGTGCGAATTTATCGCCCACAAGATGACCGGTCAGAAAGGGACGGAATTTACAGCACGGTATATCAACCGTTTCCACGAAATGGAAGAAATGCCGCAGCGGTTGCTGACAGAGCATCCCGGCGAGGTTGCAAAGCTGATTCAGGCACTGGCAAGCCGGATGGATAAACAGGGCAGTGCCCCGTACAAGTCGGCGGAGATGGCGAAGATCATCTGCGAGCAGTACGGAATCCGTATTCCAACAGATTTTGTAGAAGTTCCAGAGTATGAGCAGTTGGCGTTGTTTGCAATAGAGAATGAAAAGAGAGAGTAAATCTCATCGAAAGGTTCAGAAAGTAGCTGATTACTTAGGAGTACCGATTGAACGCTTGTTGGAGTAGAGAGGAGGCGAGAATAATGCTTATTAAAGAAACAAGAAGTGCGGACATGGAGCGGGACAACAAAGTTACAGTTCTTATTGACAGTAAGAATTCGTCAGATGCGTTAGAAGTGTATAAAGCAATTACGGCGGCGCTCCAAAAAGAGAACCGCCGCCGTAACAGGGATATTAGCTATAGAGTTATTTGCAGCGATACAAAAGAAAGGGGATGAAAATAAAAAGTTGTGGAGAATAGAAGAATTCATTGCTGAGTGTTTTGTTCCAGCTGTAATGGGGCTGATTGGTTCGTTTGTAGGGATGGCGATAGCGCACTGGTTAGGATTAATGTGAGCAGGGTAGAAATCACAGCAAGAATAATCGGTACAAGGATATGGCTAACGACATATTCCGTATTAAACCATTGCTTACTTTCAACCTCGGCGGCTCCAATGGAGTCCATGGTGAAGATGGTTTCATCTGTGATAGGAATAGGATTTCCCATATTATCTTGGGAGCCACCGATCTGGGTAAGGTATTTGTTGTATACAAGGGTTTCCAGAGAATCGGACAAATCAAAGCGTTTTGAAAATTTTTGCTTTAACCTTCCGAAAGATACAGAGTGATGAGAGTAGACAAATTTTAAAATTTTCATATCAGCTTTTGTAATGATCATATGAGGGAACTCCTTTATAAATACTCAGCTTATAGAAAGCCTGTAAATACAGTATAGATCAGAGAGGAGGGAAAAGCAAACGGAGTATGGAAGGGAAGGAGGCGAGAAAAACGAAGCGGGTGAAGAAAATGGTACAAACGCTGGTCATCGCAGTGATATGTTCTCATGCATTTGAGTTCTTTATAAAACTGGGCAATGAGAACATATCGCTGTATGAGAAGACTTGCCTGTGGCTTCTTGTGTATTTATGTGTGGAAAGATTGCCGGAAGGGAAGGGGTGAGAGACATGCCGATTGAAACAATCACAGCTATGCAGACGTCCTTCTTGTTATGCATAGCTGTGATAAACGGAATTGCAATAGTCCTTATGGTTAAAGATCGCCCTTATATGGCGTGGGTAATATGGGGACTGGCAGCTTCGATCTGCATGCTGATGAGCTGTATGAAAGGAGCGTGAGAAAAACGAAGATCATAGAAAACATACTGATCCGATTACTTCTGATGGGGAAAAAGAAAGGTCTATTTGATTTTGTGAAAATCAAAGGAAAGATATATAAGGTTTCGATTCAGCCATATGTATCGCCTGAAGAACTTTTTAAGAGAGCCGTAAATAGTGGAGTATTTACGGCTGACGAGCTTAAAAAGGAAGCTTAGAAAGAGCTGGGCAGACTTTTTCCATCTTAAGAATTAAGTCGGCATAGAGCTTCATTTCAGATTTAGAAACAATAACCGCTTTTTGATTTTTCATAGCATTGTATTCCGTTTTTACAAAACCATACAGAAGCATCAGTTCGTTGCTTGAAAAGTCAATATTCATTAGCGTTCTCCTTTCTTCGGTACTGGGCGCTGCAACGCCTGCAAAGAGAGTATAGGACAGAGGAAAGGGAAAAGCAACCATGAGAATATGGACAGGAAGGAGGAGAGAGACATGAAAACCATGGAGAGCATCCATATTGACTTATCCAAGAAGATTTTCCTTCTTAACGGAAGACCTATGGAAGATGTATCAGAACTGCATCTGGATTTTGAAAAAGGAGAATGGTCGCTGCAGGTAACAGAAACAGCAACGTATATCCATCAGGAACCAGATAGAAATTGCGGCATAACCTAAAGAGGGGTGGTGTGATGGAAATGAAAATCGTGAACCATATCAAGATCGATGGACAGGAATATCTGTTCGAGGAGCTTTCAGCAGAGCGGAAAAAGGACATAGCCTGTCTGATACAGGAGAATGCCATGAAGGCAGCAGGATACTGCAAAGTAACAAGAAAGGAGGCAGCAGGGTGAGATACAAGTGCGATAAGTGCGGAGACACGATCTATGTGGATCCGGGCGACGAAAGAATCTGCGATACCTGCACGCAGAAGATCCGGATCAAAGCAAAAGAACAGGAAAACTACTATGAGAGGTGGAGAAAGACATGGGGAAATGCTATTGCTTCGTGATCGATCAGCGGAAAGATAGGTTTGAACGGGCGAGGGAGAGAAGAAACCGCCGCCGGATCCGGGAGGCTCTGGCGGTGTGGAAAGCAGCGATACAGATTGTGTGGGCACTGGTTATTTTGATGATGACAGCGCTTGGAATTCTAGTCACTCTGCTGGCTGTGAGCAATCATATAGGCGTCAGCTGTGTCGCAACAACATTTATTATGTTCGCAGTCGGCGGACCGATCGGCGAGGCGTTGATGGGCGGAAAAGAGTAAAAAAATAGGAGCTGTGTGGACAGCTCCAAGGTGCGTGTGCTACGCAAAAATCTCTACATACAGAGTAGCACAAAAGCACCGAAAAAGCAAGGAAATATCGAGCCTTTATGGGCTTGATTAAGGGACTAACTTTAGAGGTACTTGTGATGTATAGAGAAATTGTATATAAGGCAGGAGCTACCAGGGAGACGATCCGATGCTATCCGAAGGGAATGAGAAAAGGGGTAGAGAGAGGGGAGTACATCCGGAAGAAGAGCAAGGAGGAGATCCGGGAAGCGAATAGAAGGCAGGCGAGGAGAGATCTGGAGAGATTAATGAACGCCAACTTTAAGCCGGGGGACTGGCATGTGGTCCTGACCTACAGAAAAGAAATACGACCATCCCCGGAGGAAGCCCGGAAGGAACTGGAGAACTTTCTTGCAAGGCTGAGGAGAAGATATCGGAAGTTCGGATTTGATTTGAAATACATCGTGGCAACAGAATATGTTTCGAAGCATATTCACCACCATCTTGTCGTCAACAACGTCAACACAGGGACGGAAACGACAGCGGATATGGTCCGGATCCTCTGGACACAGAAGAAGAACGGTGAGATCCGAGGGAACCCGAAGTTCACGCAGCTGTACAGCAACGGAGAGTATAGCCAGCTGGCAGATTACCTGATCAAGGAGACAGAAAGAAGCTTCCGCCGGGAGGATAGCGCTGTCGGCCAGAGATACTCGAGCTCCCGGAATCTGATCCAGCCGAAGAAAACGGTCAAGGACAAGCCTAACAGGACATGGAAGACGGACCCAAAACCGAAGCCAGGGTACTACATTATCCACGAGAGCATCTATAACGGCGTCGATCGCATGGGATATCCGTACCAGAGATATGTAGAAGTAAAACTGAATCCCACAGATGCAGACTGGGAAGTAAGAAGACCACCTTCGGGTACATGTCACAGTGAAACCCGTTTACATAGCAAGGCCCGCCGGAAATCCCGGCGGGGGAAAGGAGTAGGAAATGTTTGAGAAATTCGGAGAATTTGATTCCTATGAGGAGATCAACCGCGCGGCGGCCGCGCAGTTAGCGGAAGGTGACGAAGAAGCCATCTATGCGATTGCGGAGGAGAACGGGATTGATCGCGAGGATGCAGAGGATTATATCGCGGGGGATGCGCCGGAGCTTGTGACTGCGCTCATGGCAGCGAACGGGAAACTGAAGGTCGAAGCGGCGGAACTGCAGCCCAAAGAGATCATGGCGGACTGGCTGGACTATATCCAGATCCAGTGTTTCGAGGATCCCGAGATGCGTCTGGCGGTGCGCAGGAAGGGAAAGAGCCTGAAGGAGTGCATCGGGAAGCTCGTGAAGTGGTCATTAGATCATGCCGAGAACGTGGACAAGGATATCATCAAGGCAGCAGGACTCCCAGAGTGGGCACAGAAAGGCTGTAAGCTCGGGATCCCCGGCATGGGTACGGCAAAGCAGCTGATCAAAGAATATTATCTGGGAGGTGGAGAGAATGCTGGTGTATAAAGCGACAAAGGCTGATATGACCTGCACGATGGGAGATGGAACATTCCAGTATATGCTGAATGTCCCTGCCCACGCAGACAGTACGAAGTGCGGAAACCGCGGTCTCCACGCATGCGAGTATGTCTTGGACTGCTTCCGGTATTACAGTCTTGATGATCGGATCTTTAAGGCAGAGGCAGAAGGCCCCATTGATGAGGACGGAGAGAACACGAGGATCGCGTGTGAGCGGTTGACACTTACACAAGAACTCACGCGGCGGGACATCGTGAAAGAAGCAATAAAGTATATGGTCCGCCATCCGGAGCGAGAGTGGGAGATGGACAGGTATCGCATAAAGGTCCAGAAAGACAAAGCAGAAGGGAACGGCGATGGGATTGTGATCGCCAGAGGAAAGAAGCCGATGGCACGAGGAAAGAAGGGGGATATTCTGGCACTTGTGATGGAAAAAGAATCGGGATGGTTCCAGAGAATCGCCATCGGCGAAATAGATGGCAAGAATGGAAAAGAGGGCATCTGGTATAGCATTTTACCGGATGGGCGTACCGTGGAGGTGGTGGGATGAAGATTAAACAGGGAAAGAGCCTGCCGATTCCGGAATGCACGCATAGAGGAAACCGGATCATCGCGGGAAGGACCACGGATCTCCTGATCCTCGACTGCTACAAGGACTGCGTACATGTGGGACGATACCTCATGAATGTCGAAACCGGAGAATATGGAATCCTGCGGGGAGATATATACACCGCAGAGAAGCTCATGCGGGCATTTGACAGGGACTACTGGTATGACGGTATCGAGATCGATCTGGAAGACCGGGACGAAGAGATCATACAAGAGGCGCTGCGGTCCAAGATGAGATATGCGCCGCAGAGTACCGTGTATCTGATCGATGAAGTGGAAAGAAATTATCTATCCGACAAAAGATGGGAAAAGGAGCGGAGAAGAGAGCAGCGCATAAAAGACCTGATGGACAGTGTCCCCGAAGTCCCGGAAGGCTTTGAGGCGTGGGCAGCAGATGCAGTATGGAAAAAGCCTTATCCGACATACAAAACCGATGATGAGTACACATGTCCGTCCTGCGGGAAAAAGATCGCACCGGCCATGATCAAGGGGATCCGCCACAATGACGTGATCACCTGCGCATGCGGGAAAGACCTGCAGATCAAAAAAAGAGGAAAAAAGACGGAAAAGTGGAGCCGGGTGATGCTGATCCAGGAGACCACAACCGGTCAGACAGTACTAAGGTATTTTGATATCCAGTCAAGTTTTATGGGCAGGTACCGAATTATCGTATCTGAGGCGATCCGGATATTTGTATCAAAGATCAGCCTATTTGGGGGACAACGTATAAAGATCTATTATAAGCAGTGCGGAAAATACGATGATTACGATGGTTATGACGAGCACAATCCGGCCAACCGCACGACAGGGGATTGTTATCTGTACCCGGCGGGGATCGAAGAAGCCTTGAAGGGCACAGACTATACCAATCTGGGACGGCTGCTCTCTCAGATGGCATCGGCCGGAATCGAGGCACGATACAATAAAATCATGATCTTGCACAATTGGCCAGATATGATCGGGCTTATAGAGTACCTGTTCAAGGGCAGATTTTACCGGCTCATGCAGGAAGAGCTCAGCTGCCACATGTGGTCAGACGGTACCTACCAAGGCACTCTGGATCTCAGGGGCAAGACGATCGAGGAGATCATGCGGATCGGAGACCGACAGAAGATCAACCGCCTCCGGGACCGGAACGGAGGAGAGCTTGAGAGGAGCTGGCTTGCATATGGGGACGAAACAGACGAGAGGATCTCCGATGCATTTCTGAAATTTGCTGGACAGGCAGGTCTGTATGAGAAAAATGCAGGATTTGCCCTTGGGAACATGTCGCCTGAACAGATCATGAACTACGTACAGAGGCAGCAGGATACAAGCTATCCGGGGAAATCAGCATCGGAAGTAATCACGCAGTGGAGAGACTATCTGGCGATGTGCAAAAAGCTGGGGAAGCGTACCAATGATGAGATGGTATACCGACCGAGAGAACTCAAGCGTCGGCATGATGAGGCCGTGGAAGCAATCCGAAAGCTGGACATGATTGAAGAGATGAAGCGCAATGCGGAAGCCAAAGAACGCCGCGCAAAGGAACTTAGAGAGAAATATCCAGGTGCGGAAGAAATCCTGGAAGAGATTGCTCCCAGATACGAGTACGAAAATGCCGAGTACAAGATCATCGTCCCGCGGCACCTCACTGACATTATGTCGGAAGGAAATGCCCTGCACCACTGCGTAGGAAGCACAGACCGATACTTTGAGCGGATCCGGGATCAGGAGACGCATATCTGCTTTCTGAGACGCCAGGAAGAGCCGGAACTGCCGTACTATACGATCGAGGTGGAGCCGGGAGGCACGATCCGCCAGCACCGGGGGATGTATGACGAGGAGCCGAATATTGAGGAGATCCGGGGATTCCTCCGTGAGTGGCAGAGAGTATTGAAAAAGCGCCTGCACAGTAAGGACTGGAAGCTGGCAGCAGAAAGCAAGGTTAAGCGAGAAAAGAATCTGGAAGAACTCAGAAAAGCAAATAATGAGCGTGTCTTAAAGGGACTCGCGGAAGATTTTATGGAGGCAGTGTAGAAGATGGAGATTGTAGAAAGAGAGAATAGTGAGGTTAAGACTACTGTTTCGTATAGAGAACTGAAAATCGCAATGGATTCCGAAATGGGAAAAGCTGCAGAGAGCTTTGTCCGGATCGGATATCTATTCAAGATGGCGAGGGACACAGATGTCCTTCAGGAATCCGGATACACATCGTATCTGGAATTTGCGCAAAAAGAATATGGGATGGACAAGTCCCAGGTGAGCCGGTTTATCAATATCCACACAAAGTTCTCTGATCCAGAAGATCCGACAAGATTAAATGAAAAGTATCAGGGGTTCGGATCCGCGAAGCTGGCGCTCATGCTGACACTTCCGGACACAATTATCGAAGAATTGACACCGACCTTTGCAAAGAGTGATATCCAGGCGGTAAAAGAAGAAATCGAAGCTGAAGGGAAGGTATCCGATCTGGAAATCATTGCGGAGCAGGCAGAGACTACAAAGGAGCCAGACGGGCAGCAGGACATCCTGCATCAGGTAGTGGATCAGATCCTTGACGGCGATCTCTATATGCGGATTAAGATCCGTCAGGCGCTCAAGTCAGCAAGGAAAGGTGCTCTAATCCAGGAGATCCTGGCACCGGCGGGGGAAGCAATGCACTCCGTCCGGATTAAAGGTGTGGGGAGGCTGATGCTGTCAGTCAAGGGACTGGATACAGAGATCGCACTGATCAATGTCCGGAGTGACAGCAAGGAGATGTACACATGGGAGACAGTGATCCGGGCGGTCGAAGATTACTGCACCAGCCATACGGACCCGGAACCAGAGAAGAAAACGGAAGTTGCACCGGTGCAACCGGAAAAGAAGCCTGAAAAGCGGAAGATATCCAAGGTGACGAAAGCCAAAGGACCAGAGAAACTGCCAAGCCGCTCGCGGAAAGAGCCCCAGGAGGAGGCACCGTCAGAGCAGACCGCCCCAGAAACTCCTACAACGCCTGTAGCCATCCATAGCACAGCGCCCGCCGGATTTGTGGGGGATGAGAAAGTTGAGGAGGGAAACAGGCAGCAGGAGCCCCAACTGGAAGGGCAGATGGAAATCGAACAGTTTCCACAATATCTCCCGGAAAATTATATCAAATGCCACGATGGCAGCGAGGTCCAGGAGAGCGAGGATGCGCGGATCCGGGCAGAGTGGAGACGGCATGTGGAGAACATCTGCACACCGATACTGACTTATGTACGCCAGCATTCGGAACTCATCCAGAAAATCACGATCACAGAGGAGGGTATTGTCATTGAGTAATAGAGCGCCAAGCATGAATACAGTACATCCAAGCGTCGATCCGCTGGGCGGTATATATCCGGCAGAAATCGACAGGCTCAAAAACAAAATAAAGCTGGGAGATCGCATATCCGTAACTACGATGAAGGGATATGTAAACATAAATCCGGACAGTACAAAACCAGGGATTGCACACCGGCGGGGAACCGTGATTGCAAAGCATAAGCATCTGATCGTGCTGGAGTATCCGGGAGGACTCACAGAAGCTTTCCGATGGACAGAAATTGCGGATAAGGTAGCGATATGAAGAACCTCTATATGCTGAAGAACATCCGGACAGGCGTCATAGAATATGACAATCTGTACGCGCAGGACGTGCATGATCTGATCGGGATCAATAAAAGCTGCATAAGCAAATACGAAAAAAGCAAAAGCGTATATAACGGCACATGGCGGATCATGATGTCAAGCGGCACAGAGATATGGACGGAGTATACCAGGGACGCATGGGACACATACCGGAAGCTGGTGCTCCGCGGCATGGCAAGAGCAGCAAGAAAAGGCTGGCGCAGCTACGCAGAGATGATCCGTCATGGAGCGATACAGACACAGGAGGCAGAGGACAATGGCAAAGAGCATCATACAGGCTCGGACAGGACCGGCTGACCGGGAGTGCTTCCTGTGCCGCGAGGAAGCGGAGAGGAATGGATATTATGGGGAATTGTGTCACACAGGTCTCCATAAGCACCACTTTGTATACGGGAGGTTCGGGGCGTACCGGAAGAAAGCGGAACATTATGGTCTGTGGGGATATGTCTGCGAAGCAAGGCATCATGAGCACGGACCGGAAGCGCCGCATTGCAATAGCAATGTGGATGAGCACCTTAAAAGAGTCGCGCAGCAGGCATTTGAACAGAAATATAGCCATGAGTTGTGGATGAAAGAGTTTGGAATAAATTATTTGGAGACGGTGTGAATGTTGAAGAAAGATGAAAATTAAGATAAGGAGCATTTATGACTTGTGTTGTTTTATGCAAAATAGATGGGATTTATTATCTTCGGCATATCATTCATGGCATCAATCCAACAGATACTATAGAGAGCGTTAGGGAGAAGTATTATAAGGATTTTGACAAGTTACATGATGAGTTCTTTTTCTGCAAAGATAATGCCGAGATCAAAGAAATCCTAACCATGCATGGAATAAAGAGTTGGTAAAAATCGTTATACAAATTAAGATTTGTCTAAGAAAGAAGGACGTAGATGGGATTGGACGAAAACATGTTGAAATGTATACGGGCTTTAGCAGAAAACCGAATACAGGATGCAAAAAACGCAGCAATTTGCTGTTGTGCTAACGACACTACAAAGAAAAACCGAGACAAGACTGAATATTACAAAAAATTATTGATTAACGGATCCACCAATCTGTTTGAGTTGCCTCCAAATCTGAAAGGGCTGATCAATATGCAGGATGTCTCTGGTTTCCGCAAAGATCGGTACTATCTCGGCAAACAGCAAAAAAAATTATTTGAGCAGATTGAAAACGGTGTCAGGGTGACAACGAAAATGTCGGAGTATGGCATTCCATACACGAACAGCACTTTGATATATGGGATTCCGGGAACGGGAAAAACAGAATTTGCCCGATATGTTGCTTTTAAACTGGGGTTGCCATATGCCTATTTGAATTTTTCTTATCTGATTGAGTCATATTTAGGCAAGACGGCACAGAATCTACATCGTGTGTTTGATTATTGTAAAGGCCAAAGATGTGTGCTTATGCTTGACGAAATCGACTGCATTGGGCTTGCAAGAGGAAATGATCATGGCGCCGATGGAGAACTCGGAAGAACTACGATTGCCTTGATGCAGGCGTTGGACGGGCTTGTAGATGGTCAAGTTGTGATAGCGGCGACTAACCGATGCGACCGTTTGGATAAAGCTCTCCTAAGAAGATTTCAACGTAAGGTGGAATTTGTTCCGTTTGGACAGGAAGAGCGGAAAAACATGATCCAGACATTCATGAATAGCGTTGATTCGTCGTTTTTGACAGATGAGATTTTGCAATATGCAGAAGCGCCTCATACGCAGGCCGAAACGGTCAAATATCTGATTGAAAAAATAACAGAAGTAGTGAGCTAAATTTAAGATTTGAAGGAGTCGATAACTATGTTAATGATTCAAGATGGAATAGAAGTTTACTGCTTACCGGATGGCGCTTGTTGCGAGGTCGATGAGAATCACAGAAGCCCTCTGGACTTGGATGATTGCCCACTCGGATACGAAACATGCAACGGAAACTGCTTTTATTACGCAGAGTGATTTAAGATTTGGAGGAGTGAAGGATGAATAGGATTACGACTAATAACCCTGTCAATGCTATGAGCATAATCGAATTGGCTCATAACTGTATGTATTTGAAAAATCAAGAAGCATGGTATCGGGATCATGATACGGATATTCCGCTTCGGCAGTTGGTCCATAATATGGCGGTGTCCATGAATATCGAACTGCCGGAAGTAGATGATGATGCTTTTGATGATGTGATTTATGAGATGCTTTACTATGGGCTGGAAGAACCAGAAGGAAGACTTGCTCTGTTTTACAGGATGGGGTGGGCGATGGCTGAACTTAGGGAGTATCTGAAGGAGTATGAGGATACAGGAATCGCGCCGGAACAGTATGTGCGAATGAGACTGAAGGTGTGGAAATCCACAGCAGATGATGAAAATATCATAGATAAACTTGAAATGCTTCGGTTTTTCAATCAGCGAGCCGGTCGTGAACTGTGGGCGGATAAGGAAAAAGAAGTCCAGGATAAGGATATTGAGAACGCTGATAGGATTTTGAACAATGCAATTGATCTTATAAAGGCAAATTAAGATAAGGAGCATTTATGACTTGTGTTGTTTTATGCAAAATAGATGGGATTTATTATCTTCGGCATATCATTCATGGCATCAATCCAACAGATACTATAGAGAGCGTTAGGGAGAAGTATTATAAGGATTTTGACAAGTTACATGATGAGTTCTTTTTCTGCAAAGATAATGCCGAGATCAAAGAAATCCTAACCATGCATGGAATAAAAGTTGGTAAAAATCGTTAAACAAATTAAGATTTGGGAAAGGAGACCTTAGATGGATAGTAGACCAGAGACAACAGCAATGTTGTCGCTTGCAATTCAGCGGCACATTTGCCCGAACAATGATCAAAGAATTTACTGGGCCAGGGAAGTGACTTTTGATTACTCAACTACAAATGCGGTTCGCGTGGATTTTATGAAATTCAAGCCGGTAAACAATACTGTGTCTGGCATAGAGAAGGGAGATTTCTATTGTTATGAGGTTAAGTCATCAGTAGAGGATTTCCATTCAAAAAACGGTCATAACTTCTTAGGAGACTACAACTATTATGTAATGCCAGAGGAAGTGTATGAGCAGATCAAGAAAGAGATTCCTTACCAGGTAGGCGTGTACGTTCCGGACGGAATGGATTATCGTGGCGGGTGGTACAACCTTAAAGCGATCAAGAAAGCAAAGAGAAAAGATAGGAGCAAGCCAGTGGCTGAAATGTTGTTGATGATGTTTCGTTCTGCGGTAAGAGATAGAAAAAAAGTTATTACCCAAACTGAAATTTGAGTAAGGAGAACGGGATGAAAGTAAAGATAAGGCCGAGAAAGGCTACTGATCGGGGAGGCTACTACTGCATGCCACTGTACACCAATATCCAGCATGGGAAGCCGGGATGGAGAATCATACAGTGTCCGGAGTGTGGGGCGAAATGCTGGAGGATCCCACTGGCAGAAATCGCAGAGGAGCAGGGGGCTAAAGGATTGTGTACGATGTGTGCGCTTAAGAAGGGAGTGGGAGCATGAAGACGAAGAATGAGCATAGAGCGCTTAAGAATCTCGTGCATAGAAAACGGGAAGGCGAGTATGAAGCCATGATTGCGGATCCTCGTCCTAAGAGCTGGAGTGCAGGACATCCGGCCTATGAAGGAACATCGATCAGCGGATCGAGACACAGAAAAGAAGGAGGTGGATCCATTGGACAAGGAGATCCTCACCCAATGTCAGGAAATGAGAGAAGAGATAAAAGATCTTAGAAGGCGAATAGAGAAGCTGGATAAATTCTTGAAGAAACCGCCCATTGTGGCAGATACAGTAACAGGCAGCAGGAGTGATCTTACGATTGGTCCGATTAAGGTAAGTGGGATTCCTGATCCCTTGTACAGGAGGAGAGAAGCCTCTCGATACCGGTATAAGAGATTATTGGAAACCAAGGAAGCGGAGCTCCTGGAACTGTTCACAAGAGCAGAGGAATACATAGAAAGCATTCCGAAGTCAGAGTTACGGATCATGTTTCGACTGTATTACATTGATGGGCTTACATGGGTACAGGTTGCACACCGTATGAATAGCATGTTTCCAAAACGCAGAGTGAAATATACGGACGATAATCTTTGGAGAAAAAATCAAAGATTTTTTGAAAATGTCGGTTCATGTCGGGAAGAAACATAGTAGGATGGTATCACGGATCAGACGGAAGGTAAATGAAACCCTTTCATAATACTCATCAATCCTCCGGAAATTTCATACGCGATAGCCAGGTGCCATAGCCTGGCTGTTGATTCAGATTCATGTTTTGAGTCTCCTTTGGAAGACATCCACATAATTCGAGTGGGTGTCTTTTTTTCATGCCCGGAGAAAAATCGTAACGAGGAGGTAATCTGGCATGCCATTGTCGGAGCAGAGGAAGAGATTTGTCGATGAATACCTGATCGATCTTAACGGTACGCAGGCGGCAATACGTGCCGGATATTCACCCAAAACAGCACAGGAACAGGCAAGCCGCCTGTTATCAAATGTTATGGTTCGGGCAGAAATTGAAAAAAAGATGGCTGAAAGATCCAAAAGGATAGGGATCAATCAGGATCGCATTTTAATGGAGCTTGCGAAGATTGCACTGGTGAATGCCGGGGATGTGATCGATTTTGAGAATGCGAAAATACTGGAAGATGCCAGGGAGGACGATCTGGCGGCGGTCGCTTCTGTGAAAATTAAAACAATTCCCGGAAAAGGCGGAAAGAATGGAGTCGAGAGAGAGGTCAAGTTATATGACAAGCTCCGGGCATTGGAACTTGCAGGAAAACATTTGGGAATGTTCAAGGAGAAAGTAGAGGTTTCGGGAGGAGTAGAGGATGAAAAGACAAAGCTTGATGACCTGCTGAAGCAGCTCAGGGGAGGTGATCCTTCCTCATGAGTTCTGAACGATTATTGTTATCTGAGAAATACAAAGCTTTCCTGAAGTGCGATGCACCGGTAGAATTTCTTGAGGGGACCTAGCTACGGCAGCAGGAAAGACAACGGTCGGACTGTTTAAGTTCATGTTGAAGGTTGCAGAGTCACCCAAAAAGCTGCATATCCTTGCGGCGAAGGATACGGGAACGGCAGAAAAGAACATTATCAACAAAGATCTTGGAATTATTGATGACTTCGGAAAACTAGCGGTGTACAACGGAAATGGAACGAAGGATGACAAGATTCCTCATATCCTGTTCCATACGTCCGGTGGGGACAAAATCATCTATGTTATGGGATATGGAGACCGTAAGAAGTGGCAGAAGGCTCTTGGAGGTCAGTATGGGTGCCTGTACATCGATGAGATTAACACAGCAGATATTGATTTTGTGCGGGAGGCGGCCATGCGTTGTGACTATCTCATGGCTACGCTGAACCCGGACGATCCGTCATTGGATGTGTATAAGGAGTATATCAACTGTTCCCGCCCTCTTCCAGAGTGGGAGAAAGAGACGCCGCAGGAAATCGTAGACGAATTGAAAGAAGAACCAAAACCCGGTTGGGTTCACTGGTTCTTCTCTTTTTCCCATAATTTGGGACTTCCAAAGGAAAAACTGGATAAGATCCTGGCAAACACACCAAAGGGAACAAAGATCTGGAAAAACAAGATCCAGGGACTTCGGGGAAAAGCTACCGGACTGATTTTTGTAAATTTTGACAGAAAGCAACACGTTGTGACTGAGACGTGGATCCGGCAGCAGATGAAAAGTGGAAAACTCGTATGGAAGAAGTTCACAGCCGGGGTCGACACTGCGTATTCTGCGAAATCTCCGGATACGATCGCTATGATCTTCCAGGGAATTACAGAGGACCGACGGCTGATCACGCTGGAGGAACGCGTCTACAACAACGCTGATCTGGAGAACCCGATCGCGCCGAGTGACACGGCCGTAAAGCTGATCAGCTTCCTGGAGCAGTGCCGCGAGAAGTGGGGACTGGCGAGAGATGTCTTTGTAGATAACGCCGATCAGGCAACAATCACGGAACTAAAGAAATACAAGCGGCTTCATAGCTGCCTGTATAACTTCTGGGACGCATACAAGAAACTGATGATCCTGGATCGTATTAAGCTACAGCTCGGATGGATCCAACAGGGATGCTATCTGGTGCGGGATGCTTGCACGGAGCATCTGGCAGAGCTTGAAAAATATAGTTGGAAAGAAGATAAGGATGAGCCGGAAGACCGGCACGACCATACGATCAACGCAAATCAGTATGCGTGGATTCCGTATAAGAACATGATCGGATTTGAGGAGGAATAGAAGTGGGGTGGATATCAAAGTTGAACGATAACATTACAAGAGGAATTCGAAGTTGGCTGAATGTCCAGGAGGCAAGCCCGACCGCGATTCAGATCCAGGAGATCATGGATTTTGAACTGTCCGCAATCCGCAATAGAATCTGGTACCGCGGCGATGGAAATGAGCTGGAGCAGTTGTACCAGCAGAGTGCTGAGACAGCAGATCGGTATAAATTCTGGGCGTCAAAATGCACGCCGGGAATGGAGATGAGGAAGATCCATACAGGTCTTCCGTCTTTGATTGTAAGAGTGTTGACTGCGATCGTTCTGGCGGACATGAATGATTTTGAATTTAACGATGTCCAGCAGGAAGAAATCTGGAAGAAAATCGAAAAAGAAAATAAGTTCCGGAAAGCTTTTGAAGAGACATTAAAAGAAGCTTTGTACATCGGGGATGGGGCATACAAGGTAACGATTGATACATCGGTGAGCCAGTATCCGATTTTGGAATGGTATCCGGGAGAAAGAATCGAAATCACCCGGTCGAGAGGAAGAATTAGGGAGATTATATTTAAGACTCCGATCAAAGATCATAGAAGGGAATACACCTTATACGAATACTATGGATATGGGTATATTCGGAATGAGCTGTATAAAGGAAATACGCTGATAGACTTTAAAACAGTGGATGCGACAAAGAATCTCCATGATGTCCAGTTTGATAAGAAGGTGATCCTGGCAGTGCCGCTTAAGATATATGAAAATGCCAAGTGGAAAGGCCGCGGCGGTTCGATATTTGAAGGAAAGTTGGATAACTTCGATGCGTTTGATGAGGTATGGAGCCAGTGGATGCAGGCACTGAGAGAAGGAAGAGCTCATACCTATGTTCCGGACAGCTGCATTCCGAATGATCCGACTACCGGCAGGAAAATGAAACCTAATCCCTTCGATAACAGGTTTATTTCAGGTGGAGACAATATGGCGGAGGATGGTAAAAACCAGATCATCACGGTACAGCCTAAGATTCCTCACGAGAGTTACTTGTCATCATATATTACGGCGCTCGACCTTTGCCTGCAGGGCATTATCAGTCCGAGTACGCTTGGAATCGACACAAAGAAGCTGGATAATGCGGATGCACAGAGGGAAAAAGAGAAGACAACGCTGTATACGAGAAACGCAATTGTGGAAGCGTTACAGGAAACACTGCCGGAAGTGATCAGTGCCGCCGTCAATGCGTATTATATCCTTTTAAAACAGCCGCCGCAGGAAGTAAACGTAGACATTCCTTTTGGGGAATATGCGAACCCATCATTTGAGAGCCTGGTGGAAACCCTGGCGAAAGCAAGACCGGGAGTAATGCTTATGAGTATAGAGGCACAGGTAGAAGAACTGTACGGAGATTCTCGCGATGACGAGTGGAAAAAAGAGGAAGTAAGCCGCCTGAAGGCAGAACAGGGAATTGTAGAGGTGGAAGAACCGGGAGTCAATATGGCTGCCGGTCTTTTTAATGTAAAATTGGGAGGCAATGGAAATGAAGGTTAAGATCATGAACCGAATGTACCGGATGAGCCAGGAGGAGTATCAGGGGCTTCTGAAGGTGGCGAGTGATCAGGTTCCATTTGGAGTGTATGCGGTTGAAAAAGAAGGATATGCCGAGTTGAGAAATGATAAATGCCGGAGCGTGACTGAATTGAAAGCTCTCACCCGCGGTTTTAAATTGCAGGGGTTCCGGGTGCTGGCAAACAGGCAGGTGAATGCAGATGGCGGAGAAAAACGAGTATGACATTACAGAGGCTTTCCGAAAGATCGAGGCTGAGTTGATTGACTCCATGATGCGTAACATGGATCGGCACCGGGCAGAGGAGGAGAAAGAAGGCTATGAGTGGACCATGTGGCAGACCGAGCAGCTGAAAGCACTGGAGAAGTACAAGAAGGAAAACCAGAAGAGATACTCCAAGCAGTTCAAGAGTATCAATGCACACATCGAAGCACTGATCCGGGAAGCGAGAGCGCGTGGGAACATGAATCAGGAGATCCGGATTCTGAAAGCAATCAAGAACGGATTTCAGGGAGCCAAAAAAGTCACACGCGGGGCAGCAGGAGAATTTTTCAAGCTTAATGATAGAAAACTCGATGCATTGATAAAAGCAACGGTATCGGACATGGAGAAGGCTGAGACAGCAATCCTGAGGAAAGCAAACGATGACTACCGGAAGGCGATTTACAGCGCACAGGTATACGCGAACACCGGGGCCGGAACCTATGAAAAAGCGGTGGACATGGCGACGCGGGACATGCTCTCCCGGGGATTGAGCTGCGTTACGTTTTCGAATGGTGCTCAACACACCTTGAAGGACTATGCAGACATGGCGATCCGCACCGCCAGCAAGCGGGCATACCTTCAGGGAGAAGGCGAGAAACGGCAGGAATGGGGAATCACGACTGTCATTCTGGCAAAGAGAGGCGGGAACCCGTGTCCGAAGTGCCTGCCGTTCGTGGGAAAGGTCCTGATCGATGATGTGTGGAGCGGCGGCCGGTCAGACGGTGTGGATCCGGAGACGGGAAAGCATTATCCGCTGATGAGCTATGCGATCGCTCATGGTCTGTACCATCCCCGGTGCAAAGATGCTCATACAACCTATTTTCCGGGCATCTCCACAGCAGATGATACCTGGACAGAAGAAGCGCTGGAAGAGGTGGGACTAAAGAACCAGGAAGAGGCCAAGGAGCAATATGCAAAACGTCAGGAGGAAAAGTACAGCCGATTGGCGCAGTACTCCTTAGATGCAGAAAACCGAAAGAAATACACAGAGAAAACTCAAGAGTGGCAAGCCATTCATTCTCAATTTGAGAGCAAAGCCGCAGGAAATTTAGGAGCACCGGACGACATCACTGACGAGTGGACAGTGAAAGTCAGCCGATCTGGAGAAGTCACAGATCTGATGGAATATGTTACAGGCAAGGGAAAATACAAGGTAGACGGAAAGCAGGTACTTCTGGATTATACGGAACATGAGAGGCGAGTCGCCGAGAGGATAGCACAGCTATACGGAAAGCGTGTTCAGATGATACCGAGAGTTACATACCCACAGGGGATTTCAACACCGGATTTCAGGATAGATGGAATCGAATGGGATCTTAAGACGGTAAGCACGGAGGGCAAGAATGTTTTCTATAACGCAGTGAAAAAGAAAAAACGACAGGCGAACTGCTTTATTTTTGATGTGACGGAGTGCCCGCTGGATATGAACGAGATCAAGAGACAGGTCAACGATCTGTTCCGATCAACGCACCTCACATTTATAGACAAGGTGGGGTTATACAAAGACAGAAAAATGATAGGAATCTATGAAAGAAAAAAATAAGAACTATTCGGCTGTACAATCCGCAAGGATTATGGGTACTGTGAATAGCTCTTATTTCTTTATAAGTATTTTACACCGTCGACAAGGACTTTTCAAGTAAAAAAATGAGTTGCACCGGTGCAACAGCAGGAGGTAGGCATGAAAGAATATTATTACGAATTCATTGTCCCGGTTGTGATATCAGTTGTAACAGTAGTGGTAGTCCATGTATTATTGCCTCTGTAATGAAGGTTACGATAATAGGGCAGAGAACAGAGCATTTGAAGAATTCCCAAAATTCATGCAGACAGAATTCACTATATGATTTTCCCGGTTCCGTCAAATAAAATAAGTCGGGGCAGGTGTCGTAGGGAATTTCAACCAGTAAGTTGTCCTTTAGGTTTTTGACAACCAGGACCGCTTCTCCGTCGGTGCAGATTTTGAATTTTCGAGCGAGCTCGATACCAGAATAATATTTTCCCTGAACGGTTGGAGCTGTCTTGCAGGCAGATCGGAGTAGTTTGCGGGACCGTTTTGAAAGATACATAAGCTTCACCTCACGTAATCGTATATGAAGAGTATAACACGCAGAAACAGTTGCGTGTTATTTTTATGCCCAAACGCGAGTATGGCGTTAAACTCTGCGCGGCCGGCGACACCGATGAAAATGGATGATAGGGAGACACCCTCAAAATGGAAAGGAGAAACCATATGAAAAAGAACAGATTTTCCATGAACTTACAGCTTTTCGCAGATCCGGCGGGTGGAACAGGAGAAGGTGCGGGAGGCACTGGAACCGGTCAGCAGAATCCGGCAGCAGGAACTGGACAGGGAACCGGTCAGCCAGGCGCATCGGCTCCACAGATCGATTATACCAGGATCCAGCAGATGCTTAATGGAACGCTGGCGGCAAAAGAGGACACGGCGCTGAAAGCTTACTTCAAACAGCAGGGACTTACTCAGGAAGAAGCCGAGAAGGCCATGGCAGCTTTTAAGGCAGAAAAAGCAAAGAACCAGCCGGACGTGGAAGCAATGCAGGCGCAGATCACAAGCCAGCAGGCGGCAACAAGGCAGGCGCAGATTGAATCAGCAGCGACATTGGCGGCAGTAACGCTGGGAATCAATGCGAAGACGATTCCGTATGTCTTAAAACTTGCGGATTTCAGTCAGGCAGTAGGAGAAGATGGAAAAATCAACACAGAAACCGTAAACAATGCGCTGAAGAAAGTACTGGAAGACGTTCCGGCGCTGAAACCGCAGACCGCAGGAGCATCCGGATTTGTCCAGGTGGGAGCATCCGGAGGTGATAATGGCGGACAGGCTGGAAGCCAGGCAGACCAGCTGGCGGCAATCTTCGGCAACGATAAGAAGTAGAAAGGAAACAGAATATGGCAGTTTATAGTTACGCAGAGACATTCGAACGGGAACTTGCACAGAAGTATGCAAGAGAGTTGACATCTTACGATTTAACTCTCTCGAACCCGGGAATTAAGTTTTTAAACGCACAGACGATCAAGATCCCGAGAATGACTGTATCCGGATACAAGGATCATAACCGCAACAGCATGGGATACAACACAGGAACTATCACAAATGATTGGGAGCCGAAAAAGCTTGCCCATGACCGTGATATCGAGATTCCGATTGATCCGATGGATATCGATGAGACAAATCTGGTTCTGGAAGTTGCGAACATTCAGAATGTGTTCGAGACAGAGCAGGCGATCCCGGAAAAAGACAGCTATCGCTATTCCAAGCTGTACGCAGAGGCAAAGACTTACAAATCAAACGGTGCAGTGATCGATAACACGACACTGGATAAGGCCAATGTCCTGGACTGGTTCGATGAGCAGATGGCCATCATGGATGATCTTTCTGTTCCTCAGGAAGGCAGAATCCTTTATGTTACATCCGCGTTTAACAAGCTCTTAAAGAGTGCGGAAGGAATCACGAGAACATTTAGCGTCGGTGCAGCAGGCGTGATCGACCGCCGGGTGCATACCCTCGATGATGTAAAACTTAAAAACGTGCCGTCTGCGCGCTTCAAGACAAAGTACGACTTCACGAATGGATGTGTGGCAGCAGGAGTAGCCAAACAGATCAATTCAATCCTGGTACATCCGAGTTGTGTGATCTCCCGTGATAAGTACGCCTACATGAAGTTATTTACTCCGGGAACAGACTCCAGAACTGCAGATAAGTATGTATACCAGAACCGCTACTACACAGATACATTCCTGATCGAAAACAAAGCCTGCGGCGTTGCGATCAATGCAGAGGCAGAAGGGTAGGGGAGAACATGACAGCAGAAAAGGCGAATAAAGTCTATATGATCACCGAGGAACAGATGGAAGCGTATCGCACAGAGGGCTATGATATCCGCGATGATGATGGAAGAATCGTTGCATATGGAGCTGGAAAGAGTGTCCCGTATGAAGAATACGCGAAAGTTTGTGCTGAAAACAAGGGACTGAAAGAGGCACTTGAAGAGTACCGTAAGATCGAAGCAGAGGCTGTACAGGAACAGGCAGCAGAGGCTGTACAGGAACAGGCAGCAGAGGCTCCGGCGAAAACAGCAGGAAAGAAGAAAGTGAGTGAGTAGTATGGCATACGAACCGTATGTGACAAAGGAATACTACCAGACCGAATATGGCGGGGAGACCGTGCCGGAGGAGAAGTTGACAAAAGCCCTCCGGCAGGCGTCTCGTCACATTGATTCCCTGACCTACAATCGGATCGTAGGCCAGGGGTTTTATAATTTGACAGAGTTTCAGCAGGAAGTTATCCGCGAAGTCATATGCCAACAGGCAGACTTCGAGACGGAGAACGCAGATGAGATCGACACGATCCTTCAGAGCTACACGATCAACGGCGTGACCTCTCAGTTTGGCAGTTCCTGGAATGTGTTTACAGATAAGGGAGTAGCCATGAAGCGCGATGTGTACGCCCTGCTGTGTCAGACGGGCCTGTGTTGCCGGTTAGCGAGGTGAGACGATGAAATACCCATGTTTAGTGCCGAAACGGCTGTGCAAGACGCCTGTGCACGTCCATCTGGAATCTGAGGAGCTCAATAACCTCGGAGAACCGAAGTATGTGCTTGACGCAGATCTGATATGCAATTTTCAGGACCGTGCAAAAACGATCCTGACAGCTGAGAAGAAGCTGGTGCAGATCACGGGAAGCGCACTGTTCCCGGGGGACATCGCTCCGGATATGCCGACATTAAGCGGCGGGACACTGACGGTATTTGGAGAGGAGCGCCGGATCGAACAGGGATGCAAGAACAGGAACCCGGATGGAACGGTGAACTTCTGCAGTCTGGAGGTGGTCTGATGGAAGTGAGATCAACGGTAAAGTTAAACTGGCTGCGGATCCGGCAGCTGTCGGAGGCGGCGGTGACGGCGTTGGAGCAGACAGCAGAGGCATTACACACGGAAGTTGTGCAGGCCCAGGTCATGCCGTTCGACACAGGACACTTGGAAGAGGATGCGACGTTCATAGATTACAGTGAGTCTGCGAATGGAAAGGTATCTATCGTTTCCAGTACGCCGTATGCGCGCCGTCTCTACTATCATCCGGAATATCACTTCCAGAAGTACGAGAACCCGTTTGCAGGTGGAAAGTGGTTTGCTCCGTGGCTTCCGGGAGGTGCTAACGCAGATTTCGCACAAAACGCATTCAAGAGACTTTATAAGAAAGCAGGTGGTGTCTGATGCTGACATTACCGGAGATCCGGGATTGGATCGTGACTCTGGGAATCGCGGAAGATGAGAACGTCTATATCGGCAAGCTGGACAATAAGAAACAGAAGTCGGTCGGCGTATATGGCCGCGCATCCAGCGGTCCACCGCATACCGCACTGGGCGGTCTGGAACATACGACCTATGATACCAGACCGATCTCCCTGCTGGTCCATTGGACTAAGAGCAAGGGAGAGAGCGAAAAGGCGGCATATGGATTATTTAACAAGTTAAGAGAGATAACCAGACTGACCATCGGGGAGACTCCGATCCGGTATCTCTGCCTGATGGTCCCTGAGCCCCAGGACGTGGGGACGGATGACAGCGGGATATATGAGTATGTGATCTGGCTGGATCTTATCTATCAGAGAAAGTGAGGACGAAAAAATGGATGGTACAGTAGGAAAAGTGTACCCGGTACACAACAATATTTTTAAATTCGGCACCAAAGGACAGGAGAGCCTGGACGAAAACATGGCGATGCCGTCAGACCTTGAGAACTTCTCTCCCTCCATTGATGGTACTGTGGAAGAGTGGTACGCGCAATGGATGCAGCCGGTTGGGCGAAAGCCGCAATGACCGGAAAGAAACTGAGCTTTAGCTTTAAAGGCAAGAGATCCGTGGGAGATGCAGGAAACGATTATATTGCAGGACTCGCATGGAAGTTCGGGCAGGATGTTATGACAAAATTCGAATGGACAATGGTCTCTGGTGCAAAACTTTCCGGCATCGTGGTGATCAACGTCACGACCCCGGGCGGCGGCGATACTACAAATCTGGATACGTTGGAGTTTGAGGCGGTATTCTATGGAAAACCGACATTCACGGCGGCAGCAACATTATAAGGAGGAGTGAAGATGGCAAGAGTAGTAGATATTACAAGTAAGCTGGAATTTGATGGAAACCCGAAGCTGAAGATTAAGGATAAGGAGATCGAGGTGAACGCGGATGCGCCTACCATGTTAAAGGTCATGAACTTGGTGGGGGATGATCCGACACCGAAAGATATCATCGAGCTGTATAAGCTTATTTTCCCGGAGGAGTCCAGAAAAATACTGGATGGCATGAAACTGAGTTTTGCGAACCTTATCACCGTGGTAGAAGTGGCGGTGAGCATCATTTCAGGAGATACAGACACATCGGGAGAGCACTGACCCGTACTACGACCTGTTTGAGGACTGGGATCTGATCATTTCCAGTTTTCTCTCGCAGTACGGGTTGAGAATCCGAACGAAGGAATTTGAGACGGTATCCTGGGATGAGTTTAAGTCACTGCTGGCCGGGCTGTCCCCGGATACCGCTTTGGGGCGTGTAGTAGCCATCCGATCCGAGACGGATAAGGAAGTGATCAAGCATTTCACGACGGATCAGCGTCGTATTTACGATGCATGGCGGGACCGTAAGGCCGATAATATGACGGAAAAGAACTATGACCGTGAGATGGCTGCTCTGGAGCAGATAATGGCTCAGATGTTTGGAGGCGGTAAAAATTGAAAAAGTAAAGCAGGAGAAAGTCCGGTGCCCATACTGTGGGCATCCGGCCAATGCGAATCGATCCGAGGACGCCAAGTGCAGGGGCGTCTTTTTTAAATGCAAGAATAAAGACTGTAAAAAAATATTTGAATTAAGAATCTAAGACGCTGTGCCGATGTGCCTGTCTTAAAAGGCAGGTGATAGGTATGGCGGCTGACAGTGTTGGTCAGATCGGGCTGGATCTGGTCGTCAATAAAGGAACATTTGAGAAGCAGATGACGGGGATCCAGGCACTTGCAAAGAAAGCAGGTGCCTCCTTGGCAGCCGCGTTCGCTGTAAAGAAGATTGTAGATTTTGGCGCAAAGTGCGTTGAACTCGGATCCGACCTTGCGGAGGTCCAGAACGTCGTCGACGTTGTGTTCCCGCGAATGAATCAGAAGATCAATGAGTTTGCAAAGAATTCCGCAGCTCAGTTTGGACTGTCGGAGACGATGGCAAAGAAGTTCACAGGAACCTTCGGAGCTATGGCGAAGGCATTTGGATTCGGTGAGCAGCAGGCGTACGAAATGGGAACGACGCTGACCGGTCTGGCGGGAGATGTAGCGTCTTTCTACAATATCAGTCAGGATGAAGCGTACACAAAGCTGAAATCGGTATTTACCGGCGAGACGGAGAGCCTGAAGGATCTGGGCATCGTCATGACGCAAACCGCATTAGACAGCTATGCTCTGGCAAATGGATTCGGCAAGACGACGGCGAAGATGTCCGAGGCTGAAAAGGTTGCCCTGCGGTATAAATTTGTGCAGGATCAGCTGACCTCTGCGGCCGGAGACTTTTCGAGAACTTCCGATGGATGGGCAAACCAGGTAAGAATCCTCAAATTACAATTTGACAGCCTGAGGGCAACAATCGGACAGGGATTGATCAATGTTCTCTCTCCGGTACTCAAGGTGATCAACACGATCATCGGGAAGCTGATGACTCTGGCGAATGCGTTCAAGGCATTTACGGAGCTGATATCCGGAAAGAAATCATCCGGTGGAGGAGTCTCTGCGGCAGCAGCAGGAATGGAGGCAGTCGCCGCGGCATCAGACAAAGCAGGATCCGCAGCATCAGGAGCCGGAACTGCGGCAAAGAAGGCTGCCAAGGACATGAAAGGCATGTCAACGGGGATCGATGAGCTGAACATAATCAATTCTTCAGACAGTTCCGGAAGCGGAAACTCCGGCGGCGGAGCCGGTGGGGATTATGGTGCCGAAGACATCGACATGGGATCCCTCGCCGAAGGAACCGATGAGGTCGACAGCCGTTTGGACAGTATCCAAAAGAAGATCAATGACCTCCGACAGTCTTTCATGAACGGATTCTGGAACGGGTTCGGCGATACAGCAGTTTTTGATGATGTTCAGAGGTCTGTTGACGGAATTCGGGAGTCCGTTAAGGGCATTTTCGGGGATCCGGAGGTAAAACGGTCCGCAGATGAGTTTGCGGCTACTGCGGCGAACAGCCTTGGGAAGATAGCCGGATCGTTCGGATCTATCGGGATGTCGATTGCGGACAACCTTCTCGGGGGACTGAACCAGTATCTGCAGCAGAATACGGACCGGATCCGGGGTTATATCGTTTCCATGTTCGATATTGGAAGCAGTATTGCGGAACTTTCTGGAAACTTTGCGAAGTCGTTTGCTGATATTTTTTCGGTCATTCGAAGTGATTCAGCGAAGCAGATCACAGCGGATATTTTAGGCATATTTACAGATGCCTTTATGGGAGTTACTGAGCTTGGAGGGAAATTTGTCAGAGATTTACTCCAGGTGATTTTAAAACCAATATCAGATAATTCAGACCAGATCAAGCAGAGAATCCAAGGCTTGATGGACGAACTGGAACCGAAGTTTACAGCATTTAGGAAGATCCTGGGAAGCCTTTGGGATGGCTTAAACACTGCCTATGATGTAATTGCTAAACCGGTGTTTGATGCATTTACGCAGGCACTCTCAGGAGTTGTAGATTGGCTTACACGAACACAAAGAGATTTTGATACAGCGACGGCGCTTGTAGGAGGATTTTTCGCAGCCTGGCAGATATCAAAACTGGGTGAATTCATCATCAATGCCGGAGGAATCATCTCGATGCTTTCCGGTATGGCAGCGGGCTTTACGGCAAATGTAACCGCAATTGTTTCTCATACGGCAGCCTTACTTGCCGACAGGATGGAAACAATGGCTATAGTTGCGATGTATGCGAAAGACTTTATCGTGACTATGGCTCAGGGAACTGCTACATTAGTAAAGCAGGCGGCTCAGTTTGCGACAAATACAGCAGCTAAGATCGCAGATACCGTGGCGCAGAAGGCGATGACGGTCGCAACAACAGCGTGGAATGCTGTGTGTACGATTGCGACAACGGTTACGACAGCGTTGGGAGCGGCGATTGCATTTTTAACAAGTCCGATTGGCTTGGTCATTATTGCTATAACAGCACTGATTGCAGCAGGAGTTCTTCTATATCAGCATTGGGACACTGTAAAAGAATATGCGGAAAGAGCCTGGGATGCAATTAGAAAGACTATCAGCAATGCCATAGAGTCTGTAAAGACCTTTGTATTGAACCGTTTACAGCAGATCCGATCTACATGGGAAAACTCTTGGAATGTTATCAAGACCTTTGGTGAAAATTGCTGGAATAGCATAAAGGCGCTTGCAGAGAGCATCTTTACTGCTATCAGCAATAAGATCGCAGAAGTCTGGAATTCCGTGAAGTCGAAGACTGAGCAGATCTGGAGCGGAATCCGCACCACGGTATCGACCATTACCGAAGGAATTCGTGATAAGATCACGGCGATCATGACGGCGATCAAGTCCGGGATCAGCACAGCACTGGATGGCATCAAGGACAAATGGACCAGCGTATGGAGCGGCTTAAAGGAGAAGACCATCAGCATCTTTGATGGTATCTGGAGCGGAATCCGTGGAGCGATCAACAGCATTCTTTCCGGAGTCGAGAAGATGGCAAACGGAGTTGTGAAGGGTGTCAACAAGATGATAGACGCACTGAATAACCTGAGCTTTGACGTACCGGACTGGGTGCCGGGAATCGGCGGTGAGAGCTTCGGTCTCGATATTCCGAATATGTCCACGGTAAAACTCCCAAGACTGGCGCAGGGAGGCTTTGTAAGGGCAAATACACCGCAGCTTGCGATGATCGGTGATAACCGGCATTACGGCGAGATCGTAGCGCCGGAGGACCGCATGCAGGCAATGGTAGACCGTGCCGTGGCACTCGCGTCCGGAAACAATATGAGTGACCAGTATCTGGCACTTATGGTGGATCTGCTGAAGCAGATCATCAACCTCATCGAGGCGATGGACCTGACAGTCAAGATCGACGTGCGGGATATCAAGAAGAAGCTGACAGAGCTGGATAAGAGGACCGGCTACACACTGAAAACGACATAAGGAGGCGGGAACATGGCAGTGATCACGATCAACGGGCGGGAATTTCCCGCCCCAGATATCGGAGCGAATTTTGTAGTAGCAACGAACGTATCAGACGGAAAAAATGCTCTGGGAGAATTCGTAGGGCAGAAGGTCGGCCGGGATCAGCATAAGGTAGACAGCTTACAGTGGAAGTTTCTGGATTCTGAGATGTGGGCCGCGATGCTTCAGGAATTCGATAAGTTTGTGGTGACGGCGAAGATTCCGGACATGGTACATAATTGTTTCCAGACGATCCGGATGTACCCCGGAAATCGGACGGCCACGCCGATCGAGTTTGACGCTGACGGGCTTCCGACCAGATACCAGGACTGCAAAGTGAATATTATCGATTGCGGGGTGATCGAATAATGCAGTCAGCAAGCAACGCATACAAAGAACACATGAAGGGAAGCTTCCGGCTTCAGGGATATATCCGGGTATCAATCGGATTGATCAATCAGGAGGCACAGGCATCTGCGTATGTGCCGGATCACGACAAGTACACCTACTACAGCAGCTTTAAGATGCCGCTTGACAATTATAAGGTGGAAGAACTGTATGCGACGTGTGACCAGAACTACAGCGTTGTAGACGGCAACATGTACTTTCTTCCCCGTACAAGGGCGGACGTGGTGCTGAATCAGGGGCTTGTCAGTGAACCACTTCTGGGACCTATCGAGATCCGGCTTCCGGAGGCTCATGATATCAAAGGAGTCACGATAGACTTTGGAAAAGCCTATCCGGTTGATTTTACAATTGAATCGGATAATCACACGGTCACAGTGACTGGGAACACCACGGCGGCATTTACCACGGATGAGTTGTTTATTGGAGCGACATTCTTGAGATTCACACCGATAAAGATGGTAAATGGACAAAGTCGGTTCAGGCTCCAGCAGATCACACTGGGTATCGGAATTTATTTCGGAAATCGCGAGATCTTATCTGCCACGAAAAAGGAGCATATCAGTCCAATTATGGAGGAACTGCCGACTCTGGACATGGATCTGACGATCAACAACAAGAACCGCGTTTGGGATATTGAGAATTCAGAGTCCGCGGTGAACTATCTGGAAATCGGTCAGGAGATCACAGTGCTGTATGGTCAGACATTAGATGATGACTCTGTGGAATGGATGCCGGGAGCAACCGCATATCTTCGGGAGTGGTCAGCTGATGATGAAGAAATGAGTTTCACAGCGTCGGATCGTTTTGAAGACTTGACGGGGACGTACTATGGCGGGATCCTGCATTCGGGAGGAATCAGCCTGTACGACTTAGCGGTCGATGTACTGGAAGATGCGGGAGTTGACCGGCGCGATTACTGGCTGGATACCTACTTAAAGGATATCCTGGTAGAAAATCCCATGCCTGCGGTGTCTCACCGGGAGGCTTTGCAGTTGATTGCAAACGCCGGAAGGTGTCTTCTTTATCAGGATCGGACCGGAAAGATATTCATGGGATCCAGTTTCAATCCGGATGCCATGGCAAAATCAGACAATGAAACCTATTACAGTAATGCGGCCGGAGTCCTGCAGCGTGGATCCAGAAGAGCCTACGCATCACCGGCGCGGGATTATACGGATGTAAAATCAACAAGATACTTTTTACCACGTCAGGCTTCGGAAGAAATCAGCACGGGCTATATATCAGAACAGGTGGCGGCAGCAGACGGCAGCTTCACGGAAAATCCGTCTCTGGAGATCGACATGGAAGCAGGCTATAAATGCTTTGGGATCACGCTGGAATTCGGCCAGAATCCGCCTAAGAAGATGATCATTCACACGTATCTTGCAGGAGTGCAGCAGGAGTCTTATACAATCGCGAAGCTGGATGAGACTATTACAGTAAACCATGAATTTCCGGAATTTGACCAGATGATCATGGAGTTTACAGAGGGAACACCATATAACCGCGTGATCCTCGACAATGTGATTTTCGGAGATAGTACCGATTATGAATTTCAGTATGGCGAAGAACTGACGAAAACGCCGAAGGGCACACAGTTGGCAAAAGTGAGGGAACTGCAGGTGGTACGCACGATTTACGGACCGAGCAGTGAAGCAGCGAAAGAACTCACGAGGGAAACGATAGCGGTATCAGCATTGGATAACCGATATACATTTTACTTTTCGAACGCTTCATATGACCTTGCATGTGCAATCACGGACGCACAGGAGGGGCAGACGGCGAAGATTGTAGAATCAGGGTGTTACTTTGCGACCGTGGAGCTTTCCGGGGTATCGGGAGCCTGTGAGGTCATCGTATCGGGAAAAGAGTACATGACATCTCAGGCGAAAGTAAGCCGTCAACTTGGCACAACAGGAACGGTAGAGACCTGGGAAAATCCTCTGGTATCCGATATCGTTCATGCAGCGGATCTGGCGGACTGGATCGGGGACTACATGAAAGCGGACCGGGAATATGATCTGAGCTATCGTGGGGATCCGCGGCTTGACGCGAACGATTTGGCATATCTGGAAAACAAATATGTATCAGGGCTGTTGCTCCGAATTTACGAGCATACGCTGAATTTTAACGGAGCATTCTCCGGATCAGTAAAGGCAAGGAGGGAAATGGGATATGTGGCAGACTCCTAAGACAGATTGGAAGGCCAGTGACTTCATGAATATCGAGGATTATAACCGGATCAAAAATAATCTGAATGAACTCCGGGATATGTCCAGAGAATTGTGGAAAGAGTTTCCTTTTGAGGAGATGGGTGAGGATAAGACGTATACAGATTACGGATTTTACGCTGATGAGATCAACCGGTTTGAGGCGAATGTGGACCATATTTGTGAAGGAACATATCCGTTTGATGTGGGAGTGCGGAAAAACTATCAGGATAACCAGCCGTTCATCACATGGGAGGAGCTGAACCGGATCGAATCGGCATGCCTCATCATGCACAATAATTTCACTGGAGCACTTGCGGGAAGAAAGTCTTTGGCATTCACGTTGGGAGGAGGTGATTTCAGATGTTAAAGACTGATTACAAGGATGATCTCTTTGAGGGAGAACGGAAATATAAAATGACAACGGATACGGAAGGGAAGGTTACATTAAAGGATGCGACCACGTACACCCAGAAAGGTACGAGCTTCGGAGCACTGGATATGAATAATACCAACACGGCAGTAAACAGGCTGTATGGGGAAAAATCAGTGACGCTGACGGAGGCAGGATGGACAAGTACACCGCCGTATGCGCAGACAATTAAGGTTGAAGGAATGCTGGATACGGACCGCCCATTTATTGAGTGTGCGGCTGATATAACATCAAAAGCAGAGAAGACAAGGATTAGAAAAGAATGGGACAAAGTGGATCGTATTGTAACAGAAGAAGGGCAGTTTACGGCGTACTGTAATTTCGAAAAGCCATCCATGGATCTGCCTCTGAAGATTAAGGGGGCATAAGGATGTGGACCATAATTGGAGGAATCCTTGCGACAGCCAGCCGGATTGATGAAGGTGGCGGAGATAAGGATCTGAATATCTATCTTACGGACAATGCAGGGGTTCAGCTGGTGGACAATGATGGAGTTTACTTGACCTGCGGAAAGGAGACAGAATGAGCGAAACAAAGACAAAAAACCTGTGTACGGTACCGGCCGCAGATCTGACGGACAGCCAGTATTTTATTGCTGAAGACGGCGGAGAACTGAAACGTATACCGAAGGCGCAGGTGGTGCTTAAAAAGTTGGAGAATATGCTTGCAACGGATACGGAGAATCTGGCAGGAGGTGGAGAGGTCACTGCTCAGGAGCTTCTTGATGCGCTTGCAGAACAGGTCGCGAACAAGCTATTGGCGAAATCTCAGGTGGTCAATAATCTTTTGGCTACGGTGGAAGGAAATCCGCTGGATGCTACACAGGGGAAGGCGCTGAAGGAGCTGATTGATACGACTAATAACAATTTGAGTAATACAAATTCTCGGCTGGATACTTCATTATCTTCAAGTGTTTTAGATTATGCTTTGACGCTTCCCGAAGGACTACACGCTGTTCAATTTCCGGGTACTGGTTACACTGGAACAGATCTTCCTAAAAACAGTTATATGTATTCGAGTGCAACAATTAGCGTTCGCTCAACGGGGAAAATTGCTACAGTTCTGCTGTTCGGAATTTCTAAGAACTGTCCGCTTGCGGTTAATAGTTGCGAGGACGGAAAATGGAAGGGATGGGATCAGTATGTTACAAAGGATGATATACCTACTCGCTACGGAGGGACCGGAATCGAAATTCCAGTAGGAAAATCCTGCAAAATCTCTATTACCAAGGATGGGTTGTTTGCCGCATTACTGTTTGTCCAAGGGACTACAGGTTCTGGTTTTGGTACATTTATGATACAGGGATATGGAGTTGAAGGTGGACCATCCAGATACCGTGTTAATAGTTTAAACACTTCTGGAACACAAAGTGGTATTACCTGCACTGTAGGAGATAGAGCCTATTTTATGGTAAAAAATGGCACGGACAATAAAGTCAAAATGGTTCTCGAAGAGTTCTTTAACGACAGCACTTTTACGCATTCGATCATTTAAATGTTTACTTCAATACAATCGGAATGTAGATATGCAAATATTGTCCCACGGTAAGCATTCCAGTATTAACAATTTGTAATCGTTTAACTGATTGGTATTTTCGACTATCATTTTTTTACAAATAAATAAAAGGTTATTCCCATATTAGCTGTTATGGATACAACGTCATTAGAAATGTTTTAAA